TGGAGCTGCTTGTTCACTGGCAGCGGATCAGCGGCATTATAATCAAAAGACATCATGCAAACGCCGGTGGAGCTGGTGGCGGCCACGCTTCTGAACTCGAACCGCAACTTCGTGAAGCGATACTTGTCATAGCGGGCGGCGACCTTGGCCAACCACGGGAATGTGTCGGCCAAGCCAGGATTCACATTGTACCCCGTCACGGTGTATGAAGCCGTGTTGTTGACAGGACCCAGGAATGTTCGATGTGAGACGGACACTCCAGTGCCGGATGACCGAAAAATCGGTGTCGCTCCGGTGCGACGGGTGGCCATTGCAACGGGGGCCGCCCGCGTGACGTCGTTTCCGACTCGTGTAGTATTCTGATTAGCACCAGGCGCTCCGTTGCGGCGCACTGATGGTGAAGGGGCATATGCACGTGGCTGGTTACCACGTGTAGAGTTAGTTTTGTTCATAATGATAGGCAGGTGATTTGGTCTATCGCTTGGTCGTACGAGGCCCTGAATACCCACCAAGGCGCCAGCTAGCATCCTCTTAGGGTTAAGGGAGAGTAGGTTATCGCGAGCAAACCGCAAATCGGCAGCCCTCAAAGGATGCTTCAAAGCATAGGCTCGGTCATGCACCTTACACGTCTCGTCGAACTCGTCCAAGGCCGGGACACTCGAATCAACTGATTGTTGATACTCCCCGGCAGACCAATTCGGTCCACAGTAATTACCGTGATAGCGCATGCAGTAGTAGGTTGTGATTGATGTGACTATCGACCGTCGGCGGCACATTCGCCAACGGCTCCATCGAATAACTGTCCACATACTCCTCCAATGCAATCTGTTCAGCCGGGGTGATGTCCCAGGCCGCAAAGACTTGCGCTCGCACCTCGCTGCTTGGATCAGCGAAATGCTCTTGCATACCATCAGCCAGGAGTGCCATTCCACTATTACGTGCGAGATCAATCCCCACGTTAGTTTCGACACCTCCACCCAGCTGGATGAACTTCCTATAAAGGTTCTGCATTATGGGTATACCACCCGTCAACGCTAAACCACCCTTACCCACTGCGGTCAGCCAACCATCCAGTGCTCGCTGGTTTGGTAGATTGACTGTGCAGAGGGTATCCTTCCTCAGAGCGACGGGGATGTTTCGAATCATGCGGCACGACCCATCATCCATGACAATGGGGTGCATCTGGCAAAACTCAATCTGGCACAGCTCGTAGACAGGAGTCTCCGCCACCATGCGAAAACCCAT